TAGCCATGAGATATAATAAAGAGACATTTGTTTATTTTGAACAAGCCATGATCAGTTTGGAAGTTGTCAAAAGTAATACGAGGTTCAGCTCTAAAGTAAGCCTCAAGTGTCTTGAACAAGACATAGTCACCAAAATCGTTATGATTACCTTTAACACTCTTTACTTCTACCTGAGGGAACAGTGTGAGCAGACTGGAAATGAACTGAGTGATGCTGTCAAAAGCCGCATTGAATTGCTCTTCTTTGATGCAGTCGTGAACGAGCATTGTACCTTTAGTGGTAAAGCCCGCACCGGTCGTATGAAGAATGTCTCCAAGAGAAGCTAATACACAAGTGTCAAAGGAATAGTTTCTTTCTTCGACAATGTCACGAATGTTCTCGGCATACTCTTCAAGACATTCAACAGCTTCACGTGTACTATAGCCTTTGTTTCTGTACGAGCTCTTTGGATTGGTCTTTGCGCCAAAGTGGATGTCAGACAAGCCTACCAATAAGGTCTTGTAACTGTTTCTGTGGTGGTCAGGACCGTTGTATTCAATTGGTGTGTACTCAGGAGGATTCCAACCGTTGATGAAATTAACAAAAGGATTATATACACCCTCCTGCATTTTGAACCATTTACTGGCGGCCTGTTCGGTTTCTTCCCAACTACGCTTCTGAAACTGCTGATACAGCTGAAACTTCTTCTTCTCTAGAATGTCTTCGGTAATATCTTCAATGTTTCGCTCAAGCAACTCTTCTTTAGTTATAGGCTCAGAATCGTGAGTAAGATTAAACACATCTTTGATCTCGTTGAAGTAATTACGAGGAATCTTATAGTTTCTGCAGATCTCGTTGACGCTGTGCTCTTTACCGTACCAGTTTGAATAGTTCGCTACGAGACTGCGAACTGTATCGCCAGGCAAAACAATGTGCCCATTAGCTGCCTTGAGATAGATGACGTACTTGTCGGACTCTTTGTTATATACATACTTCTCTTTAAACTTCAAGCCACTCTTCCACTCAGGCTCGTCTTGAAGACGGTTATCTTGTTTCTTTGGAGCTTCCCAATTAAACTGTTGTTCGCACTCGTCGACAGGTTCTTTATAATTCTTTAACTCAGTCCTAAAAGTTTCAATTTCGTTGTCAGAATAGCCGTGCTTCTTTAGGAAGGATGCAATGCCTTTCTTTTGCTCTTTAAGTTTAAAACACTCTTTTAGTAGGTTACGTTTTGTCATTTTTATTTTTTGTGAAACACCAGATTTTTTAGCTTTTTTGCTGTAACTTTTTAATAGTTTTAGGGTTACAGTTTGAACAACTCTTGTACGATTTATTGGAAGGGTTAGAAATTGTACGTTGTCTGGCTGGTAGGTGCTTACAATATATAGTAACTACTTGAGATAATATTAGGTGATTTGGTAAATCTTTTCAGGGACCATATCGTCCATGTCGTTTAAATCCATCACAAGTTTTGCAACCTCATACAAAAGTGATTCAACTACCGTGGTCACCGTTTCAGCTGTGCGTACAACAATTTCAATTTTATTTGTTCTATAGTAAGAGGTTCCCTCGGCAGGTGCGTCAGCATCAAAATCTTCCAACTGAACGGGGGTACATACAGCCACAAAAAAGTCTTCAAAAGTGTCTTTGGCGAAATTTCTAATTCTTTGCTTAACAAAAATTTTGTCTGTCATTTCTTCAGGATTTATTGCTGTAACTATACACTTAAATGACATGAGATCTGGGACAAACTCCGAGCTGGTTGTGGAAAGTTGAATTTTTTTGCGCATAGGGGCTAATAAATTACGAGTTCATTACTATCAATACTATACATTAAGGCCAGTCCATTGTAAAATCAACCAAATTATGAACAACACATCAGTTAGTAGCGACAGCGGAATATACAGAGTTGGCGACATCGTCGTAGGCAGCAGCGATCCGGGTAAATCGGTGTATTCAGCGTCTGGCACAAGACTCATCGACGACGGCGTATTTTTGTACGGTTCAGATGCAGCTCTTGCAGGACAAGGTAAAGAACTAATAAATTCTGCAATTCGCAGCGGCGGAATACCTCTCAGTGTTAAAAAATCAGAGAATACAACCTCAGTTAAAAAAAGCAGCAAGAAAAAATTAACTGCACCAAGCTCACCCAAACAATTTTCAGCAGAAAATTATTTAGCACAATTTGAAAACATCAGCAGTAGAACTGAGACGGGTAATTACGCAAAAGTAGATAACAGTAAAACCGTTCAATTTGAAAACAGTTTTGGACGAATGAAAGCTAAGGTAGAGCATATTATAGAAGAAGAGCTTGCCTATATGCTAATATTTAAAGACGAAGATTCAGTTGTATTTGAACCAAAGATAGGTGAGACTTTAACATTGCACACCCCAAGCAAAGAACAGGTGGCGGTATATTACCCTGGGGTGACATTTGCTGCTCCTGAAAGTAAAAATAGAATGATGATACTTTTTAAAGTACCATTTGAAGAATAATATTATGGAAAAAAATGGAGAAGTTAGAGAAAATATCTCACTCAGTGATTTCAATACAAAAAAAGCTGAGTATTATGATCTAGACAGTCCTTTGATTGCCGACGAAGAAAATAAACATAGACTTAATCGCCCGGTCAAACTAGACAATGCAAATAACTTGAAAGAAAACGAATAATGACAAACCCTGACGATCCCCAAAGTTTTTTTAGAATAGGTGATAACGGTCGTGACCGATACAGCAATCCGTTCTATAACATCCCTCTTCAATATCTACCATTACATATAGAGGGAATGCTGCTTTGGGCAGAGCACTTCCTGTATCGTAACGGTTTTTATAAGCAGGCGTTAAACCGAGTTGCAAATTACTTTATTACCTCACTTACTATTGAGTGCGATGATGAGGAAGCCAAGAAAAAGTATCAAGAAGTATTTGATCAGTTAAAGTGGAAGCAGATTTGTGCAAAGGTAGGGCTAAACCTATTGGCGTACGGTAACGAATTTGTTACGGTTAACCAAGGTTTTCATCGCTATCTTACTTGCCCAAACTGCAGCAAGACCTCTAATATTGATAAACTCAATAACTTTGAGTTCAATAAAGGTAAGTATAACCTGCAGTGTCTTAAATGTGGGTATAAAGGAGAGCACAAGTGTGCAGATAAACCAGCGAACGATATAGATAAGATTCATGTGGTGCACTGGCCTGCCAAAGAAATTAAAATTCGGTATGAGGACACTACTGGAGAGGCAGAATATTTCTGGGACATTCCTCAGCAGTACGCTAAGAAGGTGATGACAAAAAACAACAAGTTTTATAGTAAGAAAACTCCACAAGTCGTATTTGATTGTGTGTTTAATAAAACTATGTTGGCATTTAACGCGAGAAATTTCCTGCATCTTAAACTTGATACGCCGTCTACGATGCGCACAGACGGCAAAGCAATTCCGCCTAGTATGTTTATGTTTGAAGACTTCTTTATGCTTCAAACTCTAAAAAGATATAACGAGGTTATTTGTTTTGAGGACATTGCCCCGTTCAGAGTCATCTCTATGGCTGATGCTAATAACCCTGCAGCTAACCCAATGCTAAACCAAAACGGTGCTGTGTGGAGCGGTGCTGTGGATAAAATGATCGATGAACATCGCAGAGATCCTGGAGCATATCATAAGTTTCCATTCGCTATTCAATATCAGCAGCTAGGTGGAGATGGTACCAAACTAGCTCCAACAGAAATGATGGAGCAGGCAAAAAATAACATTTTGAACGCTCTAGATATTCCTGTGGAAATGTTTCAGATGTCGTTTCAGCAGCAAGCAGCTGGACCTATGTTGAGGATGTTTGAAAACGCCTGGAGTGTCATACCTACCAACTACAACAGCCTGCTAGGGCACCTGGCAAATGTTATTGGCAACATTCTCGGATTGCCTAAAGCTAAGGTCTCGCTCATTCCGATTACGTTTAGTGACGATATGGAGCGCAAGGGTATCATTGGTCAGCTGGTCAGTGCTAATGCCATCGCAAGAAGTGAACTGCTCAAGCTCTATAACTTTGATTACGAAGACCAAGTACGCAAAAAGATGCAGGAAGATAAGATTACGAAAGATATTCAGCAAGACGAACAAGAAAAACAGCAGATTTCAGATGCTACATCTCAAAACCTTATGCAGATGTTACAGGGACAGCAGCAAGGCGGCCAGCCTGGTGCACCTGGTGGAGGTATGCCGCAGGGTGGTGGTACTCCTCAAGACGCATTACAACAAGCCCAGCAACTAGCGCAGCAACTATTCCCTATGGATGGTTCTCAGCGCAGATCTCAACTACAACAAATCAAAGCACAGGATCAGGATCTATATGCTCAGGTTAAAGCACAATTAGAGCAGATGACATCTCAATCAAAATCACAAGGACTCTCTGGCGCAAAACAACAAGCAGCCCAGGGACCACAACAACAGTAAATACTATATGTCAAAACAAACTTACAAGTGCATTGTTAGCGGTAAAATAATTCCTCAGGAGCGTGTAGACGCTTTAGAGTCGCTAGGTATCCCTGAAAGTAGATACACCTGCGTAGAGCATGCGCTAGACGTGCCACGTAAAGGTATATATCTCGGTGAGGTGGGTACAAGTGAACTATTAATCGTAGACAAGGTATATAATGACTCGGTGCGGTCAGTGTTTAAAGGCAGCAAAAAACAAGTAGAGATATCGGAAAAGCATGAAGAACAAGAAGATCAGGAAGAGTCTGTATATGGCGCCAAAGAATTAAATTATTATACTTCTGACGAAGAGCAGACAGACCCTGAGCAAAAAATAGATATTATTAAGCGACAATCATAGTCCGTTAGCTTATACTATGGAGTAACCATTCTCGACTTGATTTATGTTAGAAAACAACGATTCTATAGACCAGGAAGACTCCGGCAGACCTGACCAACACAAATTAATTTGTTTGCAGGCCGACTTGGATATGTATAAAAGGCTCTTGGATATGGAACTAGCTAATCTCAAGACGAGAATGGACTCTATAGTAGAGGTAGGAAAAACCCAGCATGAGACACTGGATCGTGTTGTTAAAGAAACTCGTGAAAAGGTGACAGATGCAATGCATATCAGTATTGGGGTTGACGGTAGAAATGGGTTGCGGGGCACAATAGAGGCTGTAAAGACGGAGCTCTCGGCAATATCAAGAGATTTAGACTTTTTAAGGCAAGCAGCCCATAGCTACAACTCAACGAAGCAGCTATTCACAAGATTGTTTACAAGCACTGCCTTAGCTATCTTTATTCAGCTTATGGGAGCCATCTGGTTTGTGAGTGCAATGCATAGTAAACAAGATGCTCTTCGTGATGATTTGAATAGAGTTCTTATATATATAGATAAACAGCAGCAACGATACGAACCAGCAAAATCTTTTCCAACCAAATAATTTTATGAGTCCTGACGAAAGCCTATCATTCGGAGACAAGCTAGCTGATCGCATAGCTAAATTTGGTGGCAGCTGGTGGGCTATCATTGTGTGTGTTTCTATTATAATTGTTTGGATTATTATTAATACTTGGGGTTTGCTTGCTCCTGTAGACCCTTATCCATATATCCTACTCAATCTTGTTCTTTCTTGTGTAGCCGCTCTTCAGGCTCCATTTATTCTTATGGCAGCTAATCGGCAGCAGATAAAGGATAGTGCTCGTCTTGAGGAAGATTTGACTATAGATAAACGCTCCGAGCAAGCCATCAATCTACTACTAAAGCGAATTCAAAAGGTACAGGCCAAGCTTGACCAAATGTAATCATGGGTAAGCTCATTGTTTTATCTTTATTTTTAGCTTTGGTGGGTTGTGCCGCATCTAGGCCTCCCCTGCCTCCGCCAACAACCTCAAAGCCCCCAACAATAGACACAGGTTCACTGGGAGCTAATATCTCAAGTATTGAGAAATCTTTAAAAGCAGCAGCCACGAGAATCGAAAGAATTGAAATTCTCGTTGATAGCCTATCCACCGCACCGTAATGAAACGCTATCTCACTTCTTTTCTATTGGTGTTTCTGCTTGCTGTGTCTGCTCTGGGCGAGAACTTGAACGCAACCATCAAGCAAAAACTTAAAGTTGAAATTACTGCACTGAGGAAAGACATCTCAGAAGCAGATAAAACCGTAGACAAGCTCAGAGATGACCGTGTGACTATTGAAGTTAGCTTGCGAAATATGGAAGCCTGGGGGCTAGAGCAG